CGATCGTAAATCCGATGAAGGTCTCGCCACGCTCGCAGAACGGAGACAGCTTCCGCACGGTAATCATCGGATGCCATTCCAGCGACGTTTCGCGCTCGACCACGTCATGCGCCAGCCGTTGTAATTCGGCCAGCGACGGTTTCGTATATCGCTCTTTCAGGAATTCGAAAAAGAATTCGTGTGTGTTCCGGTCCAGATACAGCGGAATCGACACGCCGCGCCGAACATGACGCCAGTCCGAGACCTTTTGCGGTTTCAGTTGTCGCGCCATCACTTGCACGTCAGGAAAATCGTCTCTTCAATGCTACGAAGCAGGCGATCGTAGTTGTCAGCGATCGGTCCGAGCGCGCTCGCCATGTGTGGCAGCGACATCCGGAAGCTACTGATAGCGACGCGCACCGCCATTGATTCAGCGAACGACAGCGCGGCGCCGTTGATCGTGATGTCAGCTTCAACCATTCCGGTTTCTTCGTGTTTCGGCATTAGTCGCCCTCTCCCTTGAAATGGTCGAACCGAGGGTGACGCAGCCGACCGTCCGGTGTCCGCTCCGTATACTCGACGACCAGAGTTTTTCCGATGTAATAGTCAGGACGTGCCGCCAGTTTGCGCAACCAGTCCGCGTTCTTCGTCTTCACAGACGAACCCTTCGGAACGTCAGGAGACGACAGTTTGCACTTGCTGTAGGGTCCGAATTCTCCCGCCTCGTATCCGGTCACGATCATTTCGATCGTGCCTTCGCGCTTGACCTTGATCCAATCCTTCGATCGATAGTTCGGCCGATACTGCGCCGTTCCCCGTTTCAGGATTGCGCCTTCGCCGCCTCGGTCCCAGATGCGCGCGACGGCTTCAGCAGAGACCGCTTCGATTGCAACCGCCCAGAGAACCGGGGAAGCGTTCTCGACCGTGTGATGCGAGACCGACAATTCCAGCATCTGACGTCGTTCGGTGTATGGCAAATCCTTGACGTCTGCGCCCATGACTTCCAGAACATCAAACAGAACGATTCTCAGTTTCGTGTTGTTTTTGATGCCGCCCTTGCGAACGTCGCTTGACGTGCCGCCCGGAACCACTAACTCGCCGTCGTAGATGCCATCCGGCAGATCCGCGAGCGCCGTCAGAAGATGCGGCGGTAGTTCCTTGATGCCGGTCTTCATCCCGCCACCTTTGACGCGGCGCGGTCTCGACCACGCCAGCGGTCGGTTATCCTTCACGCGGATCAGGATCCGCTCGCCGTCTAGCTTCTCTTCCAGAATCCACTCGCCATCCATGAAGTCGGCAACCGTCTGACCGTCGGCCATTGCCGACGCCAGCATAGGCCGAGTCTGCGTCTCTAGAACCGGCGTATCGGTCGCTGGGGGCAGAGCGGGAGCGGGTCCGGCCGAAACGTCGGACGAACCGCCGATCGTCGCACCTGCGGCCAGCAGTGAGCCGGAACTGACCAATTTCGCCATGTCCTTCGTGTGCTTGCAGGATTTCGGAGCGGCCTTACTGTAGACCCAGCCTTGGCAAGTGCAGTCGTAACTGTTCAGGTCTTCATGGAAGCGCGTCTCGTAGGTCTTGTCTGACGACGAGCTAGCGTATTGTTTCGTGATCATCGGTCGTGTCTCCTGTGTTCCACGCGTGCGGCAACGTTACAATAGCAAATATGGTTGTAAACGTTGCTCCGAATTCAACTGAGCGCCTGTTTCACGCACTTCGGCAAAACCGCTGCGCCTGCTGCCGAATCGGGCGTCGTATGGTCCATCGTCGCGGCCTTCATAGTTATTGCCGCGCGTGCCATGCCGCCAGAATGCGCGAGCGGCGGAAGAACGCGACCAAACGACCGATAACCCCTGAAGAACAAAAGAAAAACCGCTGTCGGTCGTATACGCGCGTTCTCCAGTGTCGCGGAGAACTTCCCAAGGGTCCGTGCGAAGTCTGCGGTCTGACCAAGGCCGAAAACCATCATCCCGACTACGACAAACCGCGTGAATTTCATCGTTTGTGCCGCCTTCACCATGTCGAAGCTGAGCGTGCGCTGGCCGAACAACGTTGGCGCGCGGATTATTTGGCACGTTCCAATCGATTGGAACCGTGAAGCGTGCCGCCCAGAAGAGCGTTCGCCGTTCTCGCGACGAGCGCACCATACCCGCTGAACGCGTCAGGAAAGCCAGCCTGATTCGCGACGACGCGAAGCGCGCGGTTTCCGTCGGCCGTAGTCAACTTCCGCGCGCCTTTGACCGCGAGTTCCTTCACGAGATGATTGACAGCGGCTTCGATCATGACTGCGACTCCTTGGCGGCAAGCGCCGTGTAATGGTTTCGGATTTCAACGATTCTCGCGAGCCGTTTGCCGGTCAGCGGACGCCCGGCATTGACAGGACCAGCGCCGCCGCGTGCGCCATGTTGTGATTGAACATCTTCCGGTTTCGCTCCGCGATTTCAGCCTCGCGCGCCTTGGCCTCGGCCTTGGCTGCGTTCTCGGCTTCCATCGCGATCCGGTTCCGGTCACGAATGGCGGCGATTTTCTTCAGGTCCATGATCAGTTCTCCACTGCCCAACCGTAGTGAACGCGGAATGCGTTCTCGAATTCTTCGAACGTCGTGCCGGATTCATGGCCGTCGATATACGCGCCACGATTGCCCCACGCGTTGACGATCGCCTGCTCGTGGTCGGTCTCGGTGCAAAGTTCGTTTTCGACCGCGCTAAAAACCAGCTGCTCCGCCGCCGTCAATTCGTTCGTCATGTATCTATACTCGCATTTGTCATTCTATATGTCAAATGCCAGTATTTGCTCAGTATTTCCGGTGTTTACTCCTATTCACAGTTGCAGGATCCGAGACCGCAGTCCGGGCACCGATCCGCGTTTCGTCGTCGAATCGCGTCCGCCAGCATCATCGATACGTTGCGCGATTCCCTGAGTCGGTTCTGGCAATACGCATCCGGACAGTTCTTGTAGTGTCGGAGTCGGTCGCGAAACGCGTGCCGCAGGCTGAACCCGCACGGAAGGCTATCGATCCCTGCCTGTAGCAGGTCGTATGGCGTTCTTGGTTCCATTATTACGACTCCCTCAGGGCAACGTGCCGGTTGAACGTTCTGCGGAATGCACGCTTTGCGTCTCGCTTTGCGGTCCGTCGTGCGCGGCGGCAAGCGGAGGCGCAGTAATGACGCGCCTCCCAGAAATCTGATTTCGCTAGCATCATCCGGTTCGCTGCGCGGTCCTTCATTACCAGCCTCCGATCGCGCTGTAGTAGGCGTCCGCACGGTCCACAGAATCCGGAGCGGAGTCGTATGCGGTTTCGTCCACGTCCGCGCCGGACGCGAGCGCGACGTCCGGCAAGGAAACGACCTTGCCGGATCCCTTCGGCGTGTGCGGCAGACCATACTTCCGCGCGCAGACCGGACCGTAGCCGACTTCGATCGATCCGGCGTCCGTCAGTTCCTTGGCGCAGAACGAGCAGTGTCCGGTCAGTTGGCCGTAGGTCTTCGCCGCTGTCGCTGGATCCGCGCCGATTGCGCGTAGCGTCTCGACCAGCGCCGCTTCCCGCGAGAGCGGACCAGCAACGTTACCGGTCGATTCGATCCGGCCGATCCAGTTGCCAGCCAGCTTGACCTGCACCGCGCCCGGGTATTTGCTGGTCGAACCAGCCAGCGTCAGCGAGATTTCCCGGCCGGACGCGTCAGCGAAGCGAACCTTGGGGAACTTGAGACCGCGCTCGCGCGCAGCGGTCAGAAACGCCACGATCTTGGAGCCGTCAGCAGTAACGCCAGTCGGTTCCGGAACGAACGCCTTGCGCGCGGCTTCGAACGCTCGGCAGGTTGCCGGATTCGCGTGGACCGCACCATAACCCTTCGTCCAGTTGATGGTTTCTCCGACCTTGATTTCGCCTCGACAGGATTTGCAGTAACCGGCGTATTTGCTGACCATGATTTTCTTCTCCGTTCCCGTTTCAGGCGCCCAATCGCGCCGACCAGAGAAGTATCTCATTTGTCATTCTATATGTCAAATGCAGCAAAATGCTCCGGAATTCTCATGCTCCTACGCGTGCGTCGGATTGTAGGTGTCAGCGAATTGCAGCGAACGGCGTAGCCGCCCATACGACTCGTCGCTGTCGATTTCCCTGAGATACCAGATCGCGCGAACGTTCGCGACGTCTGGCGCCATGTGCATATCAAAAAACGCGCATCCGAACGGCGCGACTTCGTGAATCTGGCAGCGATCGTCTCTGTCCAAAAATACGCATCTACCAGATCGATCTGCGGCAGGCACGATCGTTCGGATCCGATACGGTTCTCCGGCGACAGATACCACTGCGCCCGGAGAATTGCGGAAGAACGATTTCGCTCTGTCTAAATCGAGTCGCATGAAACTCGCGATCCGTTCAAAGTCCCCGACGGCCAGCGGTCCGGGCTGGCGTTTGCAACACTGGACACAACGATCGCACGCGCATTGCGTTCGGTTGAACGGATTCATGTTCGTTCCTGTTTTTCTTCGTCCATGAGAATCTGTAGGACGCGCTCTGTCGCTTTGATGGCCGCGATCAATTTCCTGTTCGCAACGCCGTCTAAAGGACCAGCATCGCGCATACATGAATTTGCAATTCGAATCCTGATAATCGCTTGCGTTCTCACGTATTCGTCTTCGGTCATGGCTTGATCCTATATTTCCTTTTTCACCCATCGCGGCACTATCTCGTCGTTGATTGCCGCTCCTGCCGAACCCCATTCGTTGCCGTCGAAGTCGTGCCAGCGCCAACCTGCTCCGGCGCATCGCAATTCGATCGCGTCGATCGGTTTGCGGTCCAGATGCGTGACGTCGATTCCTTCTGGCGAGACCCAGGCGATCATCACCGGCTTTCCCTCGCGAATCATGACGACTTCACCATCAGTGCGACGTTCTGGCTGTTCACGCAGATCGTGACCCAACCGTCAGCGAGTAGGCCTTCCCACTCGGCGCTTTTGAAGATTGTCCTTACAAACTCTTTTCGTTCCATGAGCAGACTCCTGTCGTCGTCGATTTGCCTGCAATACGATCCGGCCATTGCACGGCATTTGCCTCGATTCGAACGTGAATCTCGGTTGCCGTCACCGGGAGAAGTTCTAGCGCATCCTGCCAGCGACGCGGACCGAAGAGCGGACTGGACGCTTCGTGAACGTCGTCCGTGATCCATGTCGATACGAATCCGGCTGGCGTCACGACTAGCAGGATGTAAAACATCACTTCAACTCCGTTTCCAGCGGTAGCTCGTATTTCTGCCGCAGTCGCCAGAACCTGCGCGACTGTCGAAGCGCCGTCTCGCCGTAGATTGTGAACGGTCGGACGAACCGCTCACCGGTTATCAGGTCTCGGACGATCCACGCGTCCGCGCGTTCGCTGACTTCTTCAGAGATACCGCGCAGCCCTTGCGCCGCTCTTTCTCGCTCTTCGTCACCGTAGATGCCGGTGAGCGCCCTCGCATGCGCGGTCTGTTCCTCGCGCGCAACTTGGTCAGCGATCCGGAGCGTCACCTGCGCTGGCGAGCCGCCGGTATAGCGCGGACTCACGTTGTAGTAAAGGTTCGTCATCGGAAGATCTTTCGCACCGCGCGATAACCAGCGCGACGTGCCATCGAGCGCCCCGGCCGACGTCCACGCACACCGCTGATGGTCAGCGCGCGCAAGAACGCAAAAAGAATTCTCAACATTACTGGTTGTCCTTTGCCGTGATAATTGCTTCCAGATCCTTGAACCGCCGCTCGTCCGCTGACGTCCAGCGAGTCGCCTTCTCGTCGAGTTCGCCCAGTTCCTTCATCGCTGATAGAACGCGCGACGTCTTACCGTGCAGCCGTTCCAGCGCAGCCTGTCCCTTACGACGCAACATGATCACGTCTTCGTGTAGAACCATCGCCTACTCCTCTCGAAAATCTGATCGGAACCCCCAGACCGGCACGCCGAGCGGATATAACGTCGCTGGCGTGCCGATCGGCGTCAGCGGCTGGACTTTCACGCGATAGCCGTCTGGTGATACCTCGACCACGTCGTAACGATGGCCGAGAATATCGCGGACGCGTTGACCGACTTGCAGTGCTGACTTCATCAGAACCTCGTATGTAAACCCGTCACTGACGTGAACACGGCCTGTAGCTGGTCGCAGTAGACCCTGTCGCGCGTCTCGACCAGCGTCGCAGACGTCCTGCGCGTGCGCCAGAATTCGACCGTGTAATCGTCTGCTGGCGTCAGAACCACGCGCACGCGGTTGATTCCATCCTTCGCCTTGGGAATCCGGAACATCAATCCGGATTCCAGACCGACGAAGTCTTTCGCGCCAGTCATGACCGCGAATCCTATCCCTCCCAACTGCTTAAGAATAGTCGTTGCGATTGCGGCTTTCATCGCTGCACCGTGATCGAAACGCCAGCGCCCAACAACATCGAAATCGCGCCCTTGCTCAGCTTCTTGAATTCTTTTCTCTTCAGGACCAGCTTCATTTTCGTATCTCCCGTTTCGAGCGCCCAATCGCGCTGACAGAGAGAGTATGGCATTTGTCATTCTATTTGTCAAATGCCATGCCCTGCTTACAGCTTCGACGTGTAGAAAAAGATTCTCGACTCGTCCGGATACTGGTTGTCCGAACCGTTTCCGGCCCTGTCGCCGTAGATGATTCCCGGCAGTTCGCCAGCAGGCACATTCGCCGCTGTCAGATACCCGAATCCCGCATACGCGTTTGCCGCGTGCAGGATGGTCTCCGCGAGCACGTTCTGACCATGACGGATGTCAGCGCTCACCTTGCTGGTCGCGTTGAACTGGTTGACCTTTTCGATGATCGCTTTCACGTTGACCGTCTGTCTCGTTCGTGCCATGTCGCTGTCTCCCGGTTTCCGTCGCCGCCGAATTGCGCCGACCAGAGAATCATCTCATTTGTCATTCTATATGTCAAATGCCGATATTCGCTCAGGAAATTTCGGAGTTTACGCGATGTTCTTCAGCGACAGAGCGGCTTTGAATCCGCGCCGCTGAATGATGGCTTTGGCGGTTTCGACGTCAACCGGCTGGCGTAACTGGTATCGGATGTTCTCGACGATTGTTGAGGCTGGAATCAACCCGTCGAACCTCTGCGCCATTGTCCACGCGAACGTTGCGACCGACCAGTGCTTGCGCGAACCGTTGCAGGATATGCACGCCGTGAACAGATTATCGGATGCGTGGTTCAAGTGTCGCGACCGTGGAACCGCGTGATCGAGCGTTAGCTGGATCCCGTCTTCAACCGTGAGACCGCACCATAGGCACGAGAGACCGTCTCGGAGGTAGATCGCAAGGCGTCGTTCCTTGCGGATCCAATTCATGCCGTAGGATCCGTTTCCGCCTCGGTCGTGTCGGTTCGCCATGCCGGAATCCTAGGGTATGAAATGACAAACTGTCAAGGAATGAATTGACGGCCGACGGGTGAGGTTCTTGAAGACACTACGCCTCGCAACCGGGGCAGGCTGCGTTCCCAGCGGAATAGCGCCCTTACGCCGCCGACCGTCAAAATGAAATCTGTCCAGCGATACCAGCCTCGATCGGCGCTCCCCATTTCTTGCCGACCCAACTGACAACCTTGAAGTCTATTTTTTCGCTCTCGATCACCTTCGCGACGACCGCCGCGTTCACGCCTTCAGTTGTCGCGATCCACGTCACGACGACATGCTTGCCTTCTCCGAAGTCGGCATTCTTCACCGCATCCATGATCATGTGCGTTGTCGGCTGCAACCACTCGATCGGAGGCGTGGTCATATCTACACCGGGAGACGTTTTGAGATGCGCCGGAAGATCTGGGATGGTCGGCATGATCGATTGTCTCGCTCGCTGCAACGATCGCAAATGCTCAACCAGCAGTCCAGCGAATAACGACTGGTCCAGATATACCGAGGCCACGATCCGCTCAAACGAATGTCCGCGCATCTCCACGTCGATCCGTTTCGCGCGTCTCAGTTGCTGGTCAAACAACGTTCGCATGATCGGTCCGTCGGTTTCGTCCAGTTCGGCGGCGTTCCAGTTGTAGACGCGAATATGGGCGCCAACCATCGCTTTCGGAGAGACCACCGTCGGTAGCAAGTCGAGCACGCATTCGAAGGTGTCGCCGTCAAGCGTCCTAACGAACCTTGCCGTTCGAACATGGTTGTCCGTTATCACCGTTCGTCTCCGGATGTTTGCCGCCTGCGTTTTTGATGTTGTAATTCCAGCCGTCGTCGATCCAGCGGCGCATCTCGACGGGATCGTTCAGCACTTCCGAATGGTAGATGTCCTTGACCAGAATGTTCGTGACTCCGGGAATCAGAAAGCGACGCTCCAGAGAGAACGCACCGTCACCGATCTTGCCTAGCGTCTTCGTTGGGCCATTCTTGACAACATGCTTCAATGTGCCCATCCAGTCCCATCGCGCATCGCAAATGTGCTGCCAAAAGTCGATCATCTCCGCTGCTCCTCGCGCGTTGATGTCGGCCCTAACAGGCGTTCCGACCGTCGTTAACGTTCGGATGCGCGGCAACCCCGGTCGAGTCGCGAGCACATTCGCTGCGTTCAACGCGACGTTGCCGCCGTGACTGTGGGCAATCAGGTTGCGAAACTCAAAAGGAATTTGTTCCAACAGATCGGCCAGCTTGATCCCATAGTAGGTCCAGCTTTCGCTGCCGGTCCACCAAAGGCCATTCAGCTTGCTGTCCCAATTGAAGATGGGCGTCTTGTCGGTCGCGCGTAACGGAGCCATCCCGTCGCTGAGCATCATTCCGGTGAACAGGCCCGTATCGCTGACAACCCACGCATCGTCAACGCCCCACGTTCCTGCTACCGGAATGTAGTAGGTCAGTGCCATCGCTACTTCTTGGCTGGTTTCTTCTCTTTGAAGAGACCGCCCAACTTGATCGCCGCGATTAATTCCGCAATCGCGCCGGTCACGGATTTCGTGACGTCAGTCCGTAGTTGGTCGAGTTTCTGGTTCGTGATCTTCTGTTCGGCCAGCATCTGCTCCAATAGCGCGTTCGTCGGTCCCATGTCCACGGTGCCGCCTCCCGGCGCTGGCGTCATATCGTGAATCGGATCCGCCTTCGGTTTGCCGCACTCCGAACAGAATTTTCCAGTGCCGACGAATTCGTGTTTGTCCACAGGTGAAGGCTCCTCGGGTTGTCCGTGAATCGAATCCTCGAGCGGCTTCTGGCAGATATCGCACAGGCCGGTATCCTGCTCGCCGCCGTCGTAGTCGTGGTTGATGAGACTTTGCGGAATCTTGTGGACGCTGTCGAAGCGAGACAGTCCGCACTGGTCACACGTTCCAGTGTCATTGCTGCCTCCGATGTATTTATGCGTGAACGTCTGCGGTTCGTCGGTCGGTGCGACCGGATCGATCCATAGGTCTTTCACGTCTTCAGCGGTTCCCGGTGTCGCGCGGACAGGATTGAAGCGGCCCGATGAACACGCGCCGCATACGTCTTCGCCCCAATGGTGCCCGTCCTTGTCGATGATCCGCAGTCCGTTCCAGATGCGCGTTCCTGTTTTCGGCTGAACGGATCCAGTTCCGCTGTCTTTTCGTTGCAAGCCGAGACGCGCGCCTGCATCGTTGCGGTGTTTGTAAGCCGTCGCGTTGAGGATTGCGCCCCGCTGTTCATCGGTCAGTATCTCGCCGGGAATTTTATTGCGTTCCTCTTGCAACGTAGCGAATTGAGCGTCGGTAATTCCTTGTGCCATAGGTGGAGGTGGAGGTGGAGGTGGAGGCGGTGGAGGCGGCAGAATGGCGCCCAGATCGCTCCGTGTTGACGTGATATCGAAATCGATGGATTGCTGGACGTCCGGCCCTTCGTCTTCACGACTGGCCCAGACGACGCGCACGACGGTTGCGCTGAGACGAACGATGTCCGGTCGATAGGTCATACTTCCCGGAGGCGCCAGACGAAATCCCACGGTCGCCGTAAACGGGTGCAGCACGAGACTTCCGTCTTCGTGTTGATACAGTGCCCACAGTTCGCTGTCGATTTCAATGACACACGTCCACCATACCGCGCCGGGAAGCATGACTGGGACTGGCGCATTGACGCCTGTCCATCCCGCGTTGCCAGCAAACACCGCGCGCCGATTGCCCAGCAGATTGATCTGGATCGCGTCGCCTGCGGTTAGCTGCCACGTCGATCCGTCTTTTTCGTGAACCGACCACGGACCGTTTGACTGATAGTCGTTTTTGATTGCGACCGCACCATCAGGGCCGACCGAACCAAGCCCAGAGATCGGAAATCTGCGACCGTCGCTGAGCGTGATACCGACGATCATCGGATCGCGCGTCCCATACCATACCGCTGCGAGACCGCCTCTTGCTTCGATGAAATTCGCGCCATGCGTGAAGACGGTATCCTTCACGCCAGTTCGCACGTTGTAGCGTTCAACGCGACACGCTTCGATGGGCGCACCGACAGGAATTCCGGTCCAACCTGAGAACCGATGCGGTCGGTGAATGTCGTGCAACGCTCGCATCTGTTCGCAATATTCGTCGAACGTGAGCGTCTTCGGATTGTTCCTCGGCCGCGCCATCGAACATACTTGATAGACGATATGATCGTCGTCCATCCAGTTCGCTCCACCGGCAGGCGACGCGATCGGCTGACCGTTATAGCTGACGGTCGTTCCGCCGATCCCGGCACACCGTTCTCCGCGAGAGTTGAGTTTCATCGTCGATTACTCGCAGTTCGGCGGATCCTCCGGGTTGAGACGCATCGGCTGTTCGTGGACTGGTCCCGGCACGCCTTCCGTCGTGTTCAGCGGCTTGATTCGCTGTTCGGTCGCCGCACAGAATTCACCGTTGTCGGTGATCATCTTTGCCAGATCGCCCTCTTCGATCCACGCGAATCCTTTGCCCTTGTCGCCCCACGGCAAGCCCCACGATTGCTGAATCTGCACGGCGCGGACCGTATGACCGCGATGCTGCCTGAAGTCATCCCATGCGACCGTCGCGACGCAATGACCACCTTCGACGTTACCGGTGTAGCTGATGAAGCCCTCGCTGTCGGTCTCCATCATGCCAGTTTTCCAATCGACGCCGATCACGAATCCTCCCTTACCGACCAGATGCCAACCACGCACGTCGCTAACGGATTCGGCCCACAGATAGCTTTTCAACGCGCCGATCTTTTGCGCCGCCTTCGCGCCGCCGCGCACGGATGATCCGTATTGCAGAAGCGCGTCTGGCGCAACAGCTTCGAAATCGTTCTCGCGATACTCGTCCAGCTTCACGAGCAGGCGATAGAAATCGTAGGGCGTCATCGGCATCGGTTGCATGATCGGTCCGCCAGCAATTTTCGCTGACCATCCGTGCGCGACGCATGTTCCGGTATTTCCTTGATCTAGGATCGGACCGCTTCGATAGCTGCGACGTCCCGGCGGAACATCGTGTGGAAACGCAACCGCTCTTAACGGATCCAGCACGAGACGAAGCGGATAGTGCTTGTCGTTCTCGTCAGGAGTGTAGATGCGTCCGAATTTTGGCATGACTAAGTCGCCTTTCCCATGTGCCCGTAGAGCGGCAGATAAATTTCATCAGCGTGTCGCAAGTCCTTTGCGACCATCCGAATTTCAGGAAATACAAATGACAGCGCGCGACGTCGCCAGCCGTTGCGCCAGACCAGTTGCGATGAATCGCGCGCAATGATGCTCTCGTAGAAACCGAGACGAAGACCGGTGAATAGGTCATTCCATTCGTGCATTTGCGCCGCTTGCCACGTCTGTGGGCCGATACGACCGTCTACATCGACTCCTATCGTTTGTTGCAAGATTTTGACCGAACGAACTACCCCAGCGTTCACACCAAGGTCGATCGCGTTCAGCCTCAAAGGTTCCTGCGTTATTTGCGCGAACGGTCGGATGAACAGGCTGAGATAACAGTCTGAGGCTTCGTCGCGAGTTAATCGTTCGATGTCTAGCGCCGAGACCGCTCGTCCGCCACGATAGATCGAGAGAACTTGAATCGTAATACCCCAGCGCGTCGGACCACCGTGATCTGACGGATGATTGGTGTATTGACCGCCTTCGTGGAGAAGGATTAGATCGACGATTTCATTGTCCGGCGTCATGCCGTTTTCCGTTCGTCGTCGTCCCGTTCTGTGTGACTGCTTCCTCGATCTTGGTTGCTTTTTCGTCGATGCTGGCCGTGCGCGATTCGATTACGTCAATCTTCTGAACGATCACCTGATCGGTCGCGCGTCGATTGTGTTCCTCGACTCCATCGCCGTAGTCTCCGATACTCAGCATGTGACGCCAGCGCATCGACATGATGGCATGAACCGTTAGGACCAGCGAGACGCAGATCCATGTCACGAGGTTATTGCGCGGCTGTGGCATCGTCCAGATATCAGGAGGAGGTGGAGGCGTGAGCGTAGACCAAACCGCAGCGAACAGAATTAACGCCTTTGCAGTCAGGATAATTCGGTTGCTGGCGTAGATGGCTTTGACCATGAACCGGCGCACCTTCGGAACGGTCGAACCTCCTTCGACTTCTTTCGCAACCCTCACCATATCCGATCGCGAACCTATCATGTTCAGCGTCGAGACCATGACGCAGCTTGTAATGACCATCAGCCAAACAATTTCTGCGACGTCGGCGTTAACCATGCTCCTGTCCCTTCAGGGTTTGCGCTAATTCTTCTAGCGCATCGAGTCGGCGTTTGATGTTGTCTTCTCTCTCATCCATCTCTCGTTTCTTCCGTATTTCTGGATCGCACCCGTTCAGTTTGTTCGGTTGTTTGATGTTGAACACCCGATTTAGCCATTTCATATTTTCCTCGCAACGCGTGCAGCAGTCGTTGCGCTGATTTCGGCTACAGAGACTTGGCGTTCCAGCTGATCGAGTAGTCGGTCGTTGCGCGCTTTGTATTCGGCACAGTCGGAAACAGCTTTGTCGAAGATCCATCGCGGAACGACAAGCCCTTTCCAGAATGAGAAGACGGCTGCTAACAGAAGAACCGTCGCCCCAACTCGACTCGGATCGTTGAACCAACCTTCCAGCATTGATCATCCCCGTTTAGTAGATGGTTCGCCACGCGTAAGCGTTCGACGCGTCCTTCGCACAGACCTCCACTGTGTCCTTAACACCAGCGCCGCCTGCTACATACCAGAAGGTTCCCCGCTCTGACGCCGAACACGTCGGCTTTGCTCCTGTCTCCAGCGATAGATGCTTGATACTGAACAAACCATCGAGCCTGACGCCTGCCCATCGCGTATTGGTTCCGCCACTGTTCGTGGACGAACCGATACCCCAAATATAGTCCGTTCCCGATACCGCTCCGGCAAGACCCTGATAAGAACGATTCGTGCCGCCGCCTACTTGACCAACAATGCGCCGACCGTCGGCAGCGTTGAACCCTAGATTCATCCAGTCCGTTGCTTCCCCTTGGCTGACGTAGAGTTCCGGATTGTTATCTCCGTTTGCGCGCAAGGCGACGCCCGGAAAATTGTCACTCTTGAGACGAACGGTTCCGTTTGCGATGAGGTTGATATCGAACGAATCCGACGTGCCGAGAATGGCCGTCGTTCCAAACGCATTGCCTCCCTGTGTGAACGTATTGACCGAAACGTTCGCCCACTTGTTGGTGCCTTCGTCATAGCGCAACGACTGGTTGTTTGTCGGTGCAACGATCGAGACGTCGCCAAGGCTCGCCAGTTGTCCGGCGCTTAGTGTTTCCCATGTCCCATTGTTGCGACGCCTTTTAAGCTGGTCGAGTATTTCGTCATTCCATAAGTCGCCTGACATGACTACGCGATTGTTCGACAGCGCAGGTTCGTTGCCTGCGGTGGAATAGACGTTTCGCTCTAGACCGTTCACAGAAATTGGTCTGACCGGCAACATCCGAACCGAGAATACGCCGTCGGCCGTCGCCGCCGCAGCGTCCGTAACGCGCACGGTGAACGTCTTCGTCAACGTAGACGTCGGTGTTCCCGATAGCGTGCCACCAGAAGACAGCGTCACGCCAGCAGGCAGCGTGTTCGCGGCGGTCACAAGCGACCACGTATAGGGCGCGGTCCCACCAGTCGCTGCAAACGCATACGTATATGCAACGCCAACCTGACCGGTCGCGATTGGTGACGTGCTCGTGATCGTCAGCGGTGTCGGAGGCGGACCCCCAGACACACCCTTCAGCGAGACGCCAATTGACGCCCATGACTTGCTGGTTGAATCGTCCACGCTCCATGTATGCGTCGCAGACGTGACGCCTGTTTTCTGTGACATCGCGCCGGTTACGTTGCCAGCGCCGGATCCTGATTGCCGTTCCACGCGGTTCGTCTGACCGGCACCCTCGGTCACGCCGGTCGTGCCGACGCGAATCGATGTCACGTCGATCGAAAGTTCATTCGTCGCGCTGGTAAACGTCACCGCTGACAGCGCCGAGTTGCCGCCGTTGTCTGCGAACGTGCCGAGCGGCGTCGTTTGATTCACGTTCGTATAGACCGAACAACCCACGACCGTGGCGGTCGCGAGATTCATTGTGGCGACAACGTTTGCGGTCACGGCCGACGGATTGATGATGTCCCAATATTCCGCACGCGCCTGAATCCCGCTCCCGTTGTCGAAGTTTCTAGCGCGCTGGAACGTCAATGATTCCGTGCCGTTAAAGACAACGCTGGTCGCGTTGCGTGCCGTCGATTGCACGAAGACACCGCATACCATGTATCGGTTCGTTCCTGCCGGTGTCATGGAAACCGATACAGACGTAGGTGATACGCCGCCATTGCTGTTCGACGAATTCCAGACCGGAGCGCTCGATCCGCCGCCACCGGACGCATTGACCGTCAGGGCCAAAGTTTGATCGTCAAAGGCTGACGTCGTATCTGTGACGCGAACGGTGAACGTAGCCGTTCCCGGCGTCCCTGACGGCGTCCCTGATATCACGCCAGCCGTCGAAAGCGAGAGACCGGTCGGAAGTGTGCCGCTCTGCACGGTCCACGTAAAGGGTGCCGTGCCGCCGACGCGAGACAGTGTCTGCGAATATGCTGTGCCGACAGTCCCGTCTGGCAGCGTAGTTGTCACGATACTCAGCGTGCCGGAATTGTCGCCGCTGGCCGCGATCGATGTATACGCGTTGACAAGCGCGATGTCTGCGCCGATATCCAGTGAATCGGTTCCGGCATTGTTCCACGCGCAGCCTGACGCCAGTGAATAGTCGCCTCCGGCGTAGTTCGTGAAGCACGCCTGTAACGTGGTCTCGTCAGGGAAGAACGAGATCGTTGTATCGGGATAGCTGACACCCAGCGCCCCGGAATGGACGTTGCCATTCATCAGACGATTTGTGCCGCTGGTCGAGTTATTCCAAGCCGTCGTGCCTTCGCCGCCGCTGCCGAATGATCCGTTGAACAGCGCGTGCCAGCCATTCTGACCACGTCGTTCGATGTTGTTGGTCCACTTCAGATCGGCCCATTTCTGCGTCGTATCACTGCTGATGAGCGCCGGGCCGTAGTTTGTCACGTCGTTCAGGATCGTATTGTGATCAACCGTCAGACGTTGACCGGTTCGACTCGCTGGCGCTCCGACGTTGAAACCGTATCCAAAGTAGAACGTTGACTGGTTGGTGCCCCACGACGAACCAATGTCATAAATCAAATTGTTCTTGATCGTCCCGTCTTCCATCAGCCCCGAGCCGTGACCATCGCAGTCGTAGGCGCAGATTTGGAATGCGCGCGTGCCGTGTCGGACGATATTGTTTTCGAAGGTGAAGTTTCGCAGCGCCGCTCCGTCGTCGGTGAAGTTTTGATTGTTCAACTTGATGTTGACAACCATTCCCGTCTGCGCTTGCAGCCACGAATTTTCAATGATATTTCCACGCACCACGCATGGTCCGGCGTCGCTGAGACCATCGCAGTTTTTCAGTTCCAGTGTGTTCTTTACGATCCAAACGGTAGGCGTATCGAATGAAAAGATATCGCTGGAATTGTTCGAACCGCCTACGTCCGACCCGCTGGTCGTTGTCGAGAGCGTGTATTGGTTCTGCGGATCCTGACGGCCATAGATGCGATAGCTGGTTGCCCCTGTCACGGCGGACCAAGTGAAATCGCACCGGCCGGTTGCCGATAACGTGCAAACCAGATCGGCGGTTGCTGGTTGCTCGTTTGGATACGCGATGATTCGATAGTGATAGGTTCCAGCCGCAAGCGTGCCTCCGCTACCGGTGACTGGCGTCACGGTCGGAGACTGCGGCGTGCCGACAACCTGCGTCCCGGCCGTTGGTGATGTATGGCTGTAGGACGTGGTCGGCGCGTTCACCGTCGCGATCTTGCGCGTCGTATTCCCGAGGCGCCAGTAAATGACATACTCGTCAGCGTTCGCGCTGGCTGTCCACGAGAGATTGACCGCATTGTTTGTTGACGTGGTCGTGGCGCACTGTTCGGCGGTCTCGGATGACTGCGCCATGATGTCGTTCGTGGTCTTCTGTCGCGACATCACGCGATAGCAGTTCCCGGCCGACGCGGTCAGCGTGCCTCCGGTCGTCGCCGTTGCTGTAACTCCGGTCGGTCCAGCCTGAATCGGATCGCGCCAAGAGACTTTCTTGGTGATAAGATTTTTTTCGACCAGCAACCCGCCAAACTGTAACGTCCAGTGAACGTCTCCGGGCGTGTCTGGAATTCCCGGCAACGGTTCAGTCCATGTAATCGCGCACGTCGAAGTGTTGATGGTATTTACCATCCTAAAATATTCTGTGCCGCCAACTTCGATCGTGAACCATTGGTGGTTCGCGCTCGTTCCCATGCTCGGACAGACCGAGAGCGTCGCAGCCGTCGTGGTAGGTGTGCCGGTAATGGTGGACGAGAACTGAAGGTATCCGTCGCCGCCTCCAGTGAAGAACGTTTCACCGGTCGCAGCAAAGTAGTTGTTGATATATGACTGTGGCCCTGTCGTGTTGATGATGTTGACCGCTTGCGTCTCCTGCACGCTCTTGATGTCGTCTACGTAGCTGTTCTCCATCGTCGTAAACTTCGCCGCGTTCGTTAGGCCGCGATGCTGGCCGTCGATGGGATCTCCGTGTATGTAGACTTGGTCGATATCGATATGGTGAGGAATCTCCGCAGGAAGATTCTGGTTGTCTCCGGAAGTGACGTCGGCCGGAGCATTGTTGGTCCCAAGAACCAGCATCGCGCCGCCGTTCCACGGAGAGAACGATCGGATTTCCAGACGTTTCAGGCGCCAGTAGCTCGCAACGCATGTAGGAACTGAACATCCCGGGCCGGTCTCCGAAGGCCAGCTGGTGCGAATCGCTGGATAGTTATTGACACTAGGGATGATGTCAGGAAGCGAAGCCGCATTCGACGGTCCGATGCGAACGCCTGCCGCCGGATAGGTGCCTGCGAACGCGCCGGTCGAGTCAATACCGCCGGTAATGGTGATCCAACACGTATCGTTCTGTGCGGGACAGGATTTCTGCCGCAGCACGAAGCTGGTGCCTCCCGGAGCACTGATAGACAGATCGTTCTGGATGTAGATCGTATCGCCGGGAGCGGCATCGTCGATCGCGTTCTGTAGCTGCGTCGGCGTATATGTCAAGTCACCTGCCGTCGAAGTGCCACCAGCGTAGACCTTTCGAATGCTGCCTTGTGAAGTGACTGACAACGGTGCCCATAACGTCAGCGCAACAAACAGCAGGACCGCAACCGCAACACTTAGATTATCTCGGCGTCGATTCATGTATTCACCTATGCTGGCACTTCACGATCGACCAGCGTTCGTTCGGTTGAACCATCCTTTACCAACATCAACAGACGTTTGTTTCCGTTCGGCAAGGCTTCGATTGTGACCAGCATCGGCGGCTGTCCGGTGATCAGCGCGTAGCCGTCTGAGTCGGTCGGAACCGATCCACCGCCGCTCGCCGCTTTTCCGCGTCCATACGGCATTAGGACCACTCCTGAATAGCCACTGTGCTTGCAGCGACGCTGGCGATTGCGTTGACGGCGGCGGTCGTAAAATCGAATTCGCCCATCGACCAGTCCTCGCCGGGATTCAACGTGATGCCCTTATTGAGAAGCGCCGCTGTTCCGAACGCGATCGAGACTACGTTACCTGATAGGTTCTTGATGTTCAGTCCTGTCCGGTTTGCATTCGTCGCCACGAGCGCACCGCTCGCAACTCCGACAGAGACGTTGTTCGGCGCAGCCGCCGTGAGAGACTTCTTCGTGCGATCGACCTGAAGACCGTTCGCTGTCACCTTCGCGACGGTCTCACTGCCGACGGTGCCATCCATCAGCTTCTGATACTGAACGTGCGACGAATCAGACCCGAGTAGGTCCGTTCGAATCAGTCCGACGTTGATGTTCAGTGTCGCCATTCAGGTTCCCTCGACTATTTCTTGACCTGTTTCACGTATTCGAACGTTTGCAGCGAAATGTCATAGCCCGGAACCGAGAGCGACTTGATCAACGTCTGTGCCTCGCCGGTTGCGGATTTCAGTTCATACTGCGCGATTTGCACGCGCTGGAGCGCGTTCGCGAGTTTCAGTTTCTGCGTCTCGGTCAGCGGTGGAGGCGGCGTATCCTGCGCGAAGGGACGGCTCTGCGTAAGAGCAAGCGTGACGATGATCGCGAGCGCGCAGACCAGCGCCGAAAGAAGCGCGATCGGTCGAAGAGGGATCATCTCGGACTCCCATTGATAGTCGCCGCTGGAATCTTGCCCTCTGATATCAGATGCTCCATCAGCCGACGTTCCAGAGACTTGGTTGAAAGGTTCGCTTTGTTCAGCGCAATGATGAACGTATCGGCAGCGACGTTAGACGGGACATTGGTGGACGTTTCGCCTTGATGCACGTCCATTTGTGTCTGGCCGTTGTTGTCGGTATATGTGATAACAAATCGCCACGTAGGTAGACGCGTGAATGACAAACCTACGATTTCATAGTCTGACGTCGTGACCACGAGCGGTTTGTCAAGAACGGCCTTCTCTTGACCGCTAGTGACGGCTGCGAATGACAACACAAAAATTAGCTTCACGATCCACTTGGTCATGTCAGCACCCTGTAACTATTCCTTTTTCAACCGTGAACGATCCGGAACTGCATGTCCCGGTGAACGTGTTGGTTTTCTTGTAATAGATCCCGTTCGCGATCGAATAGACCATCGGAACGTCAGCCGATGTCGTATCGCTTGGTGTTTGGTGGATATCGCCTGAAATCCACGTCTCTCCCCAGCGGTGAGAACTGTCGCCTAGACCTTGTCCGGAACTGCTTGGGCGCATCCCGTCGGCCGTCACCACGCCTCCTGACGTCAAACGAACTTCGGATGGTCCGAATAATTCTACGTAGCTGCTGGCTGCGTAAACCTGCGCGCTGTTGTTCCATTTGATTCGCTGACTAGTTCCAGTCCCGGCCGTGATCGAGATCCCAGACGAATCGATCGTGACGTCGCCGCCGGATCCCCCAGCTTGCAACGTGGAACCGGTGATCGTCGTTCCTGTGATCGTCGTTCCGCTGATGGTTCCGCCGCTGATGGTATTTCCACTGACCGTGGAACCCGAGACCGTTGACGCGCTGATGGTCCCTGAAATCGTGGCGCTTGTCGCGCGCATCGCACCGTTGGATCCAACGAAGAACGGTGACGTCGCTGTATTCTCGCCGCCAGCCCAAAACGCATTCGCTCCGTCAGACGACATTCCTACCCGAGTGGCACCGGCTCCGGCGAAAATGTAGGGTCCGGTAATAGTGAACCCGGCGATCGATCCGCCGGTCGCGGTTATGGATCCGGCAAAGAATGCGTTCCCGGCTGTGTCAATCGCGATCGATTGCGTGACGCCATAGCCCATTCGCAGCCCGAAGATCGGTTCAACGATGATCCAGTTTCCGTTTGGATTACCGAACGCTGCGCCGTATGTATTGACGTTGAATCCGTAGAGACCGTTAAGATTCCCAAGCGCCCAACGTGGCCCCCAATCATTGAAGGTTAGGGAGTTTCGAACGTTGCCAACAATCGTCGGACCGATTTCCGTGCCTGCGCGAACGCCGCGGGTCGAATAGATGTCAATGAAACCGTTCCCCGCTTGGCCTGTATTCAGAATCGCATCGCCTGCTGTCCATGCATTCGCGCCGCTGCCATCTAGGTTTCGAGTGATTCCGTAAACGTAGTTTCCAGCGGTCCCTGTCGGACCGGAGGCGATCGCCATGAATTCAACCTGACCGTTCGCCTCCATATAGACGCGATCGTTCACGGCCATGTTGTTGTATTTGACCGTCATGAACAACGCGCCTGCGGTCAGATCGCCAACCAGCACATTCGTCGGCGCAACAAGCACGCGTCCGCCGATCGTTGCCATTGTGTTTTGCGCGACCAACGTCTCCACCCACAACTCGGCGGCGTGCAGCGTCAGGAATTTCTTCTGCAACGATCCGAGATTGATGTCGTAACCGAGATTGGGTAGAACGTCCTTGCCGATCGGATCGACGACCAGATCGCCATTCGCAGAGATAACGTCTGTCACGACGACTTGCTGTTGACCAGACAGCGACGCTGTCGCGATCACGATCGCCGCACAGAGCGCGCAGAGCCTATTCCACATATCCAATCGCGGCGACGTCCGTATTTGCCAGCGTCGGCTGAATTTGCAATTCATACAGTTTCGAGCCTCCGGTCGGCGTGACCGGAAATGCGACATCAGTCCAGTTCGGAGTCGAGACGGGCCCACTGGTTCCGACCGTGATGTTGTCCGAGACGTTCTGCAATCGCGCAATCACGGTCCCTGTCCTTGCGCGCAATCTCGCCCTGACAGTCATGGACGCTGGACCCTGCAACGTGACCCGCATGGCCGACGATGGAATCCACGCTGCCGCCGCACCGCGAACGTATTCAATGTTGCTGCCGCCCAGAAAGTAGACCTGACGGGTTATCACTTGCTGGCTCGGCGGAACGGGATTGTAAGTGCCTCCAGATGCGCCGGTCCCTGACGTGTTCCCGCCCACAAGGTTTTTCCAGAAGTCCAGCCAAGAATTCGACTGAATTTGCAGCCCTTCCAATAGCTCCAGCGTCCACGCGATCTTCCCGTCTTCGCGTTCGACACCGCGCGCCGCTGTCACCAGCCACTGCCCGGAAATCTGTCGCTTGGGTAGGTTGAACGTCAGCACGGATCCCGGCGAGACGTAACCGCCCTTGACGTTCACGACGACCGATCGCGGAAGGGCCAGCCGCCGGTCTAGGTGGTTCGCTGCGAAGAGATTCGCGTTCGCGATATCCGTGATATCCGGTTCGTCCACGATCGTGTCCCACGAGCCGCGCAGAGCGATTTCCGCGTCGTCCTTGGCGATGACCGTGATCGGTCCCTGCGCGGTATAGTCCACGCGCAAGGTATGTCCCGGCTGGATAGGCGGATGAGGCACGCCGGAAGTGACGTCTTGCTGGATAACTCGGCGGTTCGCGACGTCGAAGTTGAATTCGAACAGCGACGGCACTTCGTAGGGCGCTGTGTGAACGTATCCGCCGTCGTAGTAGGAATTGACCCATTCGGTCGGTCGATAGCTGAGTGGAAAGATTCGAGTAACGCCGTTCCCTTGGAACGTTTCCGATGCAGGAAAGGTCTTGTTCCCGCCTGCCCTTAGAATAACCCGATTCGCATACGTGCCTTTCGTTTTCTTCCAGATCACCTTGCCGTAGATCGCGTCACCGTCCAGATCGTAGGGCGAGACGATCGAACCCACTTCGAACATGTCCAAAACGTTCGTCGGTTCCAGACGGTAGACCCAGCCGAACATTTTCGACAGTAGCCGGAAAGCATCCTCGACATAGATTCCGTCAATATCGAGACGTTCGCTCAGCGTCGGTCCGGGCAGCATCGCCGGATTTAATGTAATGCTAAATTCGGTGAGATAGGTCGAGATCAGATCCTGAGCGATTTCCTTCAGCGTCGTTCCGACGTCGTAACTTTTTCCGACGACCACGCGCCGTGCCAGCGCCATTTGATTGCTAACGCACTCGATGCGCGTCGCAACGCCACGATGGTTTTCGAATGAATCGTCTTCGACGTTGAGGATTTTTCCGGTGTAGATCGGCGCAAGCGTGTGCCGGTCGGTAGCAATAACGTCGTCGTCGATTTGTGGACGATAGGCATTTTCGGTATCGACAATGTGATCCCGGTCAACGACGGTTGCGCGAAGAATGGCTCGCGAACCCAGGCGGAACGTGAGATCGAAGTTCTCCATGACGCGAACATAGGCGTCGCGGTTGACGCCAGCGATCGACCACGTCGCATCCCACGGGGGCGCTCCGGCGGTGTGCGTCTTCCCGAATCCTAGAAGAATCAGAAGGCTCATACACCTTGGAGATTGATTTCATCCGGCATATTCTCAATGGCCGCTCGCGCGATCACGCGGCCGTCTACGCTGACGTTGATTTGCTGCGTCGTGCCGTTGTTACTGCCTGACTGCGAATCTCCCGGTGATCCGATCGACGAAGGCAGATCTGGACCCTCACGTTCGTAGTAGTAGGGAATCCGGATCGGCGGAACGTCGGTCTTGACCCAATTTTCCAGCGTCTTGTGCAACTGTTCTTCAAGCGATGCGCGTTCCTTGTCGATCGCCGCCATTCGTTCGCGCGTCTCGCGCTCAACGACGCCCATCGCTTCTTCCGGAGCCTCGCCCTTGATTGAATCGAACAGCCGGTCGTATTCGTCGTTAAGGCTGTCGAGTTTTGATTGGACAGCGTCCGTCGCTTTCGTCTGCGCTTCGGCGGTATCGCCTGCGGCCTTGGCTGCGTCGGCCTGCTTCGCCGCCTGTTTTGCCAGCGCTTCCGTGATCGCGTCGATCGCTGCCTTCGCCTGTGCGGGATTATTCTTGCCGACACCCTGCGTCAACGCCACCCAGAGACTCGTGCCGACCGTGCTTCCGTCCACGTTCAGCGCCATCAGCTTGGCGTGCAGTTCGTCGAATCCGGATCCCATCGCGGACGTGTCGAACTGTTTGGCGAAATCCTCGACCATCGAGCGGCCTTCGCCCTTGCCGAAAATCGCGCTGAATCCTTTCGACAGAAACGATCCGAGCGCGCCGCCAGCTAACGTGCCGATACCCGGAATGATCGATCCCAGCGTTGAACCTAGCAGACCGCCGATCGCTTTTCCGGCTGTCTTCCCGGCCATCTCGCCTAGCTTGCTCCCGAACAAACCGCCGATCGTTTTGCCGACGTCGCCGCCACCCTGAAACGCGCTAATGATGCCGTTAGACAGCTTTGCGCCGAAGTCGTCTCCGAACAGTTGCTGAAAGAACGTCGGCGGCAGTTTTGGAGCCTGCGGGATGGGCAGTTCCTTTCCCGGCAGCGAACTACCAAAAATGCCACCGACCGCCTTTGGCATCTGAATCGTCGCGATATACAGCTTGTTCATCGCGTCCGGCGCAACCATGCCAAGGGTTCGGTAGGCCTCGATCGCGGCGAGGATGGTTTTGTTGATTTCGTCCTGCGTGTCTCGCGTCATTTGAGAAACGGGCATCCCCATTTCTTGCGCGATCGTCAGCGACTTGACCATTTCCTTGGCGTCGTCGATCTTGTCCCAGCCCATCATCGCGAACGCCATCTTGTGCGCCGCGTCGTTGTAATTGACGATGGCTGGGAACGCATGTTCGAATGCTGGCGATAGACCATATTCGACCTTGTCGGCCATCGACTGAAACAGTTTCTCTAAGTCTTTATTCTCCTTCGCGGCATCCTTCGCCGCTTTCGCTTGCTGCTGAATCCGATCCTTCACGCGTTCGATTGCTACCTCGGAGAGACCAGACTTCTCCTTCAGTTGTTCCATCGTGAACGCGCCTGATTTAATCGCGGTCACGAGATCGTTGTAAGCCGTCTTTGCGAGACCCTTGATCGCATCGTCGGCCTTTTTCAGTTCGTCTGCGAACTGCGTCAGGCTGGTATGCGTTTCAGGCGGGACCGGATTCGTGACTTGCGGTCCTTCGAACGGCAAACTGATATCCTTCGCTCGTGTTCCGGCTCCCGTAGGTTTATTTTCGCTGAAGACACCGAACGCACGAGACAGCCACGTTTCGTGCCGCGCCTTCAGAAAGTCGAGCGTGTTGCCGAACGATTCCGCCCACGTCTTGCCAGCGCGGAACGACTCTCCGAGACCCTTGGCCGCATCGCCAACCTTCAACAACGCATATAGACCGGTCCCGCCCAGCGCTACCAGTGCGCCGCCGAACGCCATGACGCCGACCGTCAGACCGCCTGCCGCTGCTCCGGCTGCGCCAGCGCCTGCTCCGGCAGCTGCGCCGCCGCCGAAGAATCCGCCGATCGCACCGAGTAACGAAATCAACCGTCCGCCCCACGAGAGGACAGGGCCGATCGCCGCCACGATTCCGAGTAGCGCGATCCCGAATGTCTGGACCGGTTCCGGAAGGTTCGCGAACGCGACAACCATATGCTCCATCGATGTCAGCAAAGGCATCGCCGCATCGACTAGTTTCATCATCGCTGGAATCAGCGTCTGGCCCAGCGTGATCCCAAGGTCGTAGATCTTGTTCCGAAACAGAATCAACTGCGCCTGCGTCGTCTTCAGCCGCTGTTCGTATTCGTTGTTCAACGCGTTGTTGTCGCGGAACGCGTCCTGTCCCAGCTTCATCGAATCCGAGACCATCGTTCCAGCGTTCGCGACGCGCAACATCGTGTCGCGCAATCTCGTCTCCGAGATACCCAGATCGTCGATCACGCGCAGTAGGTCGCCGCCCTCGGACTTGGTCTTGCCGAGACCTTCAATGAATTTCCCGATCGCCGCTCCGGGATCCGCCTTGAACAGATTCGCGAATTCCTCGTTCGTCATGTGGGCAATCTGCGCGAACTTGCCCATCGCGTCGCCGCCCTGTGAGACCGCGCTCGCGATCTTGATCATCATCTTCGACATCGCAGAGCCGCCCATTTCGGCCTCGATACCGAGTGACGACAGCGCATTCGCCATGCCCAAGACTTGCGACGACGTCAGACCGATCGTTTTGCCAGCGCCAGCCAGCCGCAAGGACATATCGACGATTTCTTTCTCCGTCGATGCGCCGTTGTTGCCCAACGCAACCAGCGCCGCGCCGAGACGATCGACGTTGCTGGTTGGTTCGCCCATGATGTTGCTGAACCGAGCCATCGCTGTCGCTGCTTCGTCGGCTGTGAGGTTGGTGGCGGTGCCCAATTTGATCATCGTCTCGGAAAACGCAACGACGTCCTGACGTTTCACGCCTAGCTGACCGGCGGCTTCTGCAACGCGATTGATTTCGTTGACCGAGAGCGGCATACGAAGCGCCATCTCTCGGATTTGTCCTGCCATTTCCTTGAACGCAGCTTCGGCCTGTGATGCAGACAGGCCGGTCGTGTCCAGCGTCTTACGAACGCCAGCGAATGACGCTTCGAAATCGACAGCCGCTTTGATCGCGCCTCCTCCCAGCGCAACCAATGGCAGCGACAGCGACATCGTCATTTTGTCGCCTAGCTGGGTAACGTTGTTGCCGATTTTTTCGATACGAGTAGAGGCCGCAGCGAATTTGTCTGCCGCGCCTTCAATCGCCTGACTGAACTTGTCAGTCAGTTCCAGCAGTCCGAAGACTTTTCCGACTGAAAGCGGCATCGGATAGGTTCCTTACGATTCTGGATACAGGCCCTTTTGCGCGAACCGTGCGTTCGTGATCTTGGCCCAGCGAAGCAGGATTTTTTCTATCTGCTCCGTCGTTTGTGGTGTAACTTCCTGCTGGTCGATTTCGAATCGCAACAGGTAGTCCGTCCAGTTGAAGCCCTTGTCACCGTCCTTCCGGCGCGCGAGTAGATTGGCAATGTGCGCCGACAGATCCGCAATACGAATATCGTCGCGTAGCTGACCCCACGGATCCACCGATTCCAGTAGATACCAGTCGTCCAGTTCGGTGGCGTCTATTTCAGACAGCAACTGTCGGCGCGTCTTGCCAAGGTGCGCCGCTAGTCGATATTCAAAGCGGAGTCTGACGCCGTCTGGTCCGCCGAATCTTTTTTTGCTTTGCTCTTCTGGTCCTTCTCGTCGTCGAGACCATTCAGTTTGGCCGACGCATCGACGACGCGTTCCAGCGCGCGAGCGGACTTCTGACCGAGTTTCTTGATGGTCTCCGGCGATCGGTCGAACAGTAGATTGCCTTTCGCATCGCAAATTGTCAGCGCCGCCAGCTTGCCTGAACCGTGTTCCAGAATGACCGCCACGGTTGCGTCGTTACCCTTGCCGATGATCTGGCGCATCGACTGGATGTATTTCTCGCGTTGCAGGCCTGTCATCGCTTTCACGTAGACCATCCCACCCCATTCCGGCACGTCTACCGGCACGATCTTGATATCTTCGACGGCGAAAATATCGTTCGCGGTGAGCACGCGAACTGGCTGGCCGTTCACCGGTTCGTCTCCGGTGCGTGGTTCGTTGATACTGTCGTCGATCGTCGGTTCCATCGTTGCCCCGTTTGTTCGGACGGACATATCCGGTGCGATGTCCGTCGATTGGTGGTCCGCACCTGACCGGTCGCGATTTACGGCGTGACGACGGTGATCGGTCCCGCCCACGTCAGGCCGATGTCCGCCTGCAACGCTGAATCGGTCGCCCAATCGACCGGCTCGAATCGCAGCACGTAGCCCGGACCAGTGAGCGTGATACCCGACAACGTCGCGAACTGCCAGACCGCCTTCACGTTGTTGAGCATATCATCCAGCAACGTGTCGTGAGTCGAGTCGGATCCGACCCAATTGACCCGGAACGACGGATCCTTCTGTCGCAGGATGCCGAGCACATACGACTCGGCACCGTCGTTGTGCGTGGTCGTCTCAATCTTGTTTCGGCTGAATCCCGGCGGCGTCGCCGTCATGACTTCACCGATCGTGGTGAAGACCGTCGGAGCGGCGATCGTCGCACGCTTAACGGAAATCCCGGTTGCTGAAACTGCGTTTGACATTTGTCACTCCTATGAATCAGTCACGCACTGCGGTTCGGACATTGAACGAGATTAGCGTTCGCGACGACGCATCCTGTCCGCGCGGAAACGGTCGTTGCACCGGTCGGATCCACAACCAGAACTTCCCACCTAACGTCACGTTCGATTTGTTCGCCCACGCATGGATCTGATGGATCAACGCAGACGCATTCGGATATCTCGCATGACGAACCGTGATCTGAAACCACGGCATCGCGATTTTGTTGCCGTCGTGCGCCACGGCATCCGGTTCGCCTCCGGTTTCGACAACTGAAATCACCGGAGCCGATGCCAGCGTTCCCGGCGGAACATCAACGTCCGAGCCAGAAAAGAACGTCTGACCATCTACGCCGAATCCGGCCGCGAGTAGTGCCGACGCGAATGCTGGTAACGTCTCTGCCATTACGACAACCCTAGATCTTCAGCCCAGTCCTTCCCGACACGTTCCATAAAGAACGGTGCAGATTCATTCAAAGGTCGTTCCACGAATTTCGCATTTCCAATGCTGTGAAACGCGGTCAGATCCTCGTGGACATAGATCGCGTATCCTTCCGCTGCGCCGCCAAAACCTAGTTCGCAGACCAGTGTTGAATCGTTCACCCATTCCGGATCGTCAACCGTGCCGCTGTCGCGCAAGGTGCCGAATTCGACCGGCGTCTGGCGCTTCATCTCTTTCATCTCGGTATCGGCAAACTTCCGCAACGCTTTCGCGAGAGAGCGGCGCGAATCTTTCGCCAGTTTCCGAAGATTCGCTTCGAATTCCTTTGCGCCGATCCAGACGAAGCGACTCACGTTCGGAACCTCGAGCGTCCAAGTAAGACTTCGCTGTAGTAGGGCACGCCGTCAGGATCGAGCAATCCTTGTCGGCGCGCAACGTTGAGTTCTTTGTCGTTCACCGTGAAGACGTCTAATTCGTCGATAGGAATTGGCTCTAGAAACGTCAGCTTGGTTGCCGCCATCCGTTCTTCGCCGCTATCGGTGACTACTACTTCGCCTACATCTTCAACTAACGCGCGCCGCGTGATTGGTTCGTCCGCATAGACCGGGCCATGCTGGTCCCGCCCTACGACCGCAAGGTGTAGAACGTCCACCATCATCGGATCGAGTATGGCTTTCGCCTTCGCGATCCCGGCCCGAATCTTTGCAGGAACGTCAACCATCGTCCTACGCCGACGTGCCGACGATGCAGATATCCACGTCGATCGACGCGCCGCCCGGATTGTTGATCCGGAGAATATCCGCTGTCGTGTTCGTGACCGGCCATCCGGCGGCATCGGTTCGGCCAATCGAGAACGCGCCGCCCGGCGGAATCGCAATCGTATGCGCCGCTGCGCCGAACGGTCCGAGAAACGGTGTCGCGCCGTTGCCGATAACCGCGTTCGCAACGCCGGACGCGTGCTTGATCGAGATCGCCTTCACCTTCGCGAACGTCACCGCATCGCCAAATTCGTTGACCAGTCCGCCGCCGGACAGATCCAGATCGAGGTTCCCACCGGCCGCGATCGTGCGTCGTTCGGAGAAGACGCGATCGGCTTGACCCGCACCGATCCCATCTTTGAATTCCAGTGTGCCGCCAATGTTGAATGGCAACTGACCGCTGTCTCCGTGCGCGAATCCTTTCGTGATCAACCCTGTCGCCAACGCTGTGAGTCGTGCTGCTACAGCCATCGTGGTTTCTCCTATGTGCGAATCACTGGAACCGACGCGATCCCACGGTTCGCCGTATCCGGCACCGCGAGAAACTTCACCATCTGATAGACCGGATCGGGCAGCGGATCCGGTGACGCTCCCACGTTGAATTCCAGCGAGACCGGACCGGCCTTCAGCGATTTCAATTCATCGTCACCGACGCTGTCCGCTGGAATGGTGCCCAACTCAATCAGCCGCCGCGCCAGTTCCGACGTCGCGTCTTTCACCGCCTGCGGAATCGCGTTCGTCGGAAACAGAAAACCGTTGCGTGTTCGTGCCCAGATACGCGGCCACGCGAGCGCCTGCTGGTCGTCTGCTACGTAGCCGATCCACACGAGATGCTGATCGAGTAGTCGCGTTGCCGTGATCAACGCGCGTTGCTGAACGTCAAGATCGGCATCATCCCATACAGCCGGATCGATATGTCCAAGATGATACGCATCCGATTCCGCGATCGTCGCGTAGCTGTTCGCGTTTGGTGCTCCGGCAGTCGCAATGATCGTCGGCATACCTACTCCGGCGGCGCTGGGGCCTTCTGCAAGATCACAGTGCCGTCTACATAGATCGCGTCGCCGCCAGCGACAATCTGCTTCAGCGCGTGATACCACGTTCCGGCTTTCAAATCGTCGGTATCGGTGTCTTCGATCGCGACGGCGATTCGCTGCGTATTCACCGATCGGTCCGCGTTGTAGACGCCTGTGATCGTGATGCCTTGTCCGCCGGTTCGTTTTTCAAAGAACGGTTCGACAGCGGTCTCGGATTTCGCCAGCCAATAGGCGAACGTTCGACCAGAAACATCTTCAACGCCCTTCGTCGGATCGGTCGGCAGTTTGCCATCGTCGGCCAGCGGTTCGAATTCCAGAATCTTGTCTTCGCCAATGAACCATTTGTGCGCCGCCGTGATGTTCTGGGTGATACTCATGATTCGCTAATCATCCGGATCATCTTCGACCACACGCCTTGCAACTTGAGAACCGCATTCGTCTTCAGCGCCGACAATCGAATCGCGGACGTTCCGCCGATCATCCGGATCACGGCTTCGGTTCGGACCGCTGCTAGTCGGATCTTCGGCATCCCGATCGCGTAGAGATGCACGATCGCGCGTTGCACCTGACCGCCGACCACGTTCAGGATGGATCCGTGGGGCAGAACCGCGCCGCTGAACGAGACCACGATCGCTTTCGCGAGACTCCCGGCCAGCGAAACCGCACCGCTCAGCCCCTTCAGTAATTTCGGCTTCACGATCCCGGTCGGCGTCACGGTTCCAGCCGCCGATCGCTGCGTCTGCTTCTTGAGTAGTCCGGCAGGCGTCACAGTTCCTGCGACCGACTTGATCATCAGTCGGACGTTCGATATCAGACCGGCTGGCCCGACCGTTCCGGCCAACGAACGCGCGACTGATTTGCGTAACGCGCCAACCGGCTGGATTTGTCCCGCTCTTGGCGCAGATAGCGACTTCTTGACCGCGCCGACCGGTTGGACCGTACCGGAAACGGTCTTGCCTACGGCCTTCTGGAACTGTCCAGTTGGCGTAATGGTTCCGGTCAGCGTCCGGAGACTGGCGCGAATGGACGTCGCGAGACCCGACGGTGTAATGGTCCCGGTTGCCACCTTCAACGTCTTACGAGATACGATTCCGGACGACGTCACAACCCCGGCCAGCGATCGAACCGTCTGTTTCGCAACCGCGCCGGTCGGCGTCACGGTTCCCGTCAGCTTCTTTGCCGCTGCCTTGACGATCGCGCCTGCCGGAGTCACGGTTCCAGCCAGCGAGCGCAGAAATACACGCGTCGTCGTGATAATGGCCGACGGCGTAATCGTCGCTGCGAACACCTTCAACGTCTGACGGACCACCGCGCCGGTCGGTGCGATCGAGCCGGTGAAGGACGCTTTCGTGGTCAGCTTGCGGAGCGCACCGGCAGGCGTCACGGCTCCGGCTAACGGTTTTCCAATCGATTTGAACAGCGTCGCAGCCGGGGTAATGGTCGCCGTCAACGCCTTACCGAAAATCCGCGTCTGCGTCAGGAGACCGGCCGGTGTGATCGATCCGGATGCCGTCTTCTGCGCCTGCTTCGCGAGCGCACCAGCAGGCGTGATCGTTCCGGCTGGTTTCTTCGTCACCAGCTTCGCCAGCACGCCAGCCGGTGTCACGGTGCCTGCCGCATTCTTCGACGTAGTTTGGAAGATTGCCGCCGACGGCGTGATCGTGCCCGACAGATTCAGCGTGAACAGTGTGCCGCCGCCGGTCAGATCGAACGATGCGAGCGATCGGTTGAACCACGTCTGAATAAACAGCCGCTGATTCAACGCGATTCCTGTCGCTGAGAGATGGTTGTTGAAGGCGTTCAGCGGCATCAGATGTTCTCGCATTCAGCGCTGACAACTTGGAACGTCGGCACCACCGACGCTCCCGGCGCGAAGCTCAGTCCGACGATCGTTCCGGTCGGCGTGATATCGAACGCGGACGAGACCAGCGAGAACGCATCGACGCGCAACACCGACCAGCCGGTGATGTCCAGCTTGTGCTGAAATTCCAACGCACCAGCAACCACGCACGACGAACTAATCGGTCCGCGCACGACCACGCGAATTTCCCACGTCGCCGTATCCACTGCCCCCGTCTGCAACTGCGCCGACGTGAACGTGAGTCGCGCGCTGTCGCTTGTCGTTCCGGCGGTCCCGAACCGAACGTTGATCGCCCACGCTGCCGTCCCGGCGGCGGTCTTCGTCGCAGAGATGCGCCAGTGAAACCGAGTCCCGATCGCGATCGGCCGGTTCGATGGAATCCGGATATCCGATCCGGTGAGATACGTCTCGGTTCCGGCTGACAATGCTTGGTCGGCGGTGCTCTGGTTGCGAATGTTCGGCAACTGGTTCGCGACAAGAAACCAGCCGATCCCTTGGATGTATTCCAGCATCTCGCCGGGAGCCAAGGTGACTTTGTGAATCTCGTAAGTCGTGCCGTTCGCGTTGTAGAGCACCGTGATCGTATTCGCGACCGACGCGTGCGCGTTCCGGAACGTCATTTCTTCCGGCGTCCGCGTCGTGCTTGCGCCGGGAGAACCTAAAATATCCGTCGTCGTTGCCGTCGTGGGCGACGACAGTTGCCGACCGAACGGCGCAACCACCGGAGGCGTCGCTTGCGAGACGTCGCTATACGAAACGATGCAGTCGATCTTGCCTGCCGCACTCGTCACCAACTGAAGCTTGTCAGTCGTATTGGGCAGGATGATCATGAGGTTCTCTGTAACGGGAACTTCGGAAAATTCCGATAATCGACACCGGGTAACGTCTCATCCACGGTGAACGCGGCGGCGGCAGACGCCCAATCCTGCGCTGACGAAGCTGTCATATTCGCAGTGAATGGACCGGCCCCGGCAGCGTTCAGCCATTCTTCGACGGCGCTCTCGACTATTTCTATCAACTCCGCGAAGCCCGTTCCCGGCGTATAGGTGACGCCTGAGAACCCCTTCGTTCCTTGCACTAACACCGACGACGGTCCGGTTGGTGTTAGATTTCCTGCGTTCGCGTTCGTTCCGCTCGATCCTTGGTTCTTTACGTGAGCGCTCAGCGTATCCGTCGCTGGCATCCCAGAGATTTGTCTCGCGGCGATACGCTTGAAATCTGCTGCCGCCGCGAGTGTTGCCGTCACGATGTTCGACGCGTGCGCAGAAATGTTGTAAGCGTAGGCAAGCTGACCAAACGGACCCGCTGTTCCCGCGCGCTGAAGCGGCGATATCACGTAGGTATTTCCAGCGGAGTCCGTCACCGAAGATACGTTCGTGATGGTGTTCTCCCATCCTACCCATACCCAAATGAAACGGCCTGCAACAGCATTGAACCCAGCAGACGTCGCGACGGTCGTCGTCGAACTATCGCTTGTTCCGCTGGTCAGAGAACTGCCGGACGCAGGCATTCGTTACCCGGTCGCGATGCCGAAATCCCAGCCAAGCAACCGTCCTTTCGCGTCGAAGGACATTTGCGTATTCGGAACGTTCACGCGAACATCGACGCTTCCCGGTGCCGCGACGCCACTGAACTGCTGACCGTCCGATCGCCGGGTGACCACGATTGTGACGGGATCGGGAGTCGTGTTCGTATATTGCACCTGAGATGCGCTGAGATTCGCGTCGTTGTAAACCGCGTCCAGCGTGATCTGACCACCCAACGCAGTAAGCAATCTGTAAGTCTGAATTGCCATGAATCACTCTGTGACGTTAGCCGCCTGATGCAATGGTCAGATCGTAAGTCGTCTGCAACGAATCCGCGCCTGCGACAAGATTGACCGCCGTAAAGACCGACCGATCGAACATCGTTCCGCCGCCGGTTCCCGCCTGCGACATCAGGCCGTGTTCCGTGACCGCGATCGTTCCGCCGGTATCCGGTGACAACGTGCCGACCGTTCGATAGACGTTCGCCGCCGACTCGGTTTGCGATCCGGTCGGCCGCGTATTGTCAGGGTTGTATTGCGTCGTCAGTTCCGTGACCAGCGCCGTCTGTGAGGCGGCTTCAGCCGTGGTCCCGGTGCCGAACGCATGGAATTTGAAGTTCTCCGGTTCCGTCAGATTCTGCAACGCATCCACGAGAAACGCGACACCGGTATCCGTGACCAGACGGCGCGACATAACGCCGTAGTCCGTCACCGATCCGCCGAAGTGCCGCGCCAGTTCGCGCACGCTCACGTTCTCGCGCAACAATTCCGAGACGCGCCGGTTGATATCGATCGGTAAGCCTTCCGGCCGTCGATAGACCATCCCTGTCAGCGTCGGACGAACCACCGCGATCCCGGAGAGGTTGCCCAGCAACGCATACGCGACGCCTTGCGGAACCTCACGCCGACGGTATCGAAGGAAGTTGCGAATCTTCCATCCGGTCGGTGCCGGTTGCAGCAATCCCAGATCGCGAACCACGCGGTGCGACAGATCGCCCACCGGTCGCGCTTTTCCGCCTTGGTTCACTTGGTTCATGACAGTTTGGCCTCCAGCGCAGCGAGCGCATCTTCCATCGTGGCTCCCTTGCCACCGATCACGTCGCCGTCTTCGGTCGTCAGGAGAATCTTGGTCTCTCCGGCATTCGTGGTCTTGATCTCGTAGGGCGCTTGCCGACGGAATTGGTCCGCCAATTCCGCATCCCTGAGAATCGAATCCTTCTGCCGATTCTTGCGCTCCGGATCCGCGCCGAAAACCGCCGACAGTTTCTTCACCGACGTTTGCGGATCTTCGAATCGTGCCGCTTCACCTTCGACTGGATCGCGCTGGGGCCAGCGACCATGCTTGTCATGAAACGCTGCCGCCTTCGGCGCACGACGTCGAACTAAATCATTCAACCGATCGGCGCGCGTTTTCGTGGTTGCCATTGATCCTCCCATTCGCAACAATGGCCGACCGGAAACGCTTCCGACCGGCCACTGCCTGCCTCGCTGCACTCACCGCTCGTTAGGACTTTCTCCGCTTCCGGCGGCGCGTCTGCGCCGTTTGCGCCTGCTGCTGTTCGTCCAGCGCAGGAAAACTCACGTCGCCTTCGACGTCTTTCGCCGCAGCCGGATCCTCGCTGCGTTTGATATGTTGCCGACGATCTTCAACCTCGTCGTCGATACCATTCGCGTTCTCATCCGTCATAACACGCCCTCCGAGATACTGAATCGACGAATGAGCGCGCTTATTCGTCGAGAATCGGCTCGCCCTGAACTTCCTTCAGCCGCTGGTTGATCGCGTCGATCACGTAGTCGCGCGGCTTGTCGGCTTCGCGTTCCTCGCGACGCATCAAATACAGATTGTCGGCCTTGGTTTCCAGCCGCAACGTCTCCAGAATCAGGTCGTCATCCTGAATCTTCGAAATCCGGCGCGGTGCCGGACCCTCAACGTGCGAGTTGGCACCAGCGGGAACGTGGTTGTGTTCCTCGCGACCGTGGTTCTTGATGCCGTGATCGATCACGGACGTCGGTGCTGGATCCGGCACCTGCTGGTCGTGGAATTCATCGACGGTCTTCGCGCGATGCTTCGGTGAATCGCCGTTAGCCTTCGATGATTCGCGATCCACTCGCGACAACTTCGCCGCTTCCTTCTGCCGATCCTCTTCCGACAGGTTCGTTCGGAACCGGTTGTCCGACAACTGGCGACGCGACTGCTCCCGCTGACGATCCGGGTTGCCCGTCGCGACCGACGCTGGCAGTGCGTTTCGATCGGCGTTTCCCTTCTGGCCGTTCACCCGCTTGGACCGACGACCGTTCGCCTTCGGCCGTTCCAGCGTTGCGGTGTTGTCGCCCTTGCTTCGCTTTGCCATTGACTGACCCTCTGCGCCGGTAGGCGCGTTTCTGTCGAACGGTCTCGACACTGCCCACGATCGCTTCCGACATCAAATTACCGAACACGTCCAGTTCGACCAACGAATCCTTCGACGGATTGAAGTCGTCCCGGTTGATAATCTTGTAACCGAGAGGCGTATCAGCCTTCACAGTTACCGTCGGCAAACTTCCCATCACGCACGCTCCCCTCCTAGTCGGTCGTCGGTCGTTAGTCGCGAAGGATAACGGCGGCGTTCGGCTCCAGCGTCTTCAATCCGTAGAGGATATCCAACGCAACATAGACCCTTGACGCGTCTCCGACGTAGAACATACGCGACCGAATCGCGAGACCCGAATCCTCGTCCACGGCGGTTTCGATCTTCGCGCCCAGTTCCGCGCCGAGACGCGACAGCGGAGCCATCGCCAGCGCGAACGCTGACCGGTGGAACGCCATGTTCTTGACGTGGTTCAAGAGCGACGCCGTGATCACGACGCCGGAGTTGTAGGTCTGCACCAGCGGCGGAAAGACCGACGCGTTCGTCACGAGACCTGTGCCGTCGGCCGTCGCATCGGCGGCGAAGACGTATCGCTGCGTATTGCCAGCCAGCACGAACGAATCGCCGCGCTTGAACGTGCCCGATGCCGTGACCGCGTTGAAAGAGATCTGCGTCGCGCCTGCGTTCGCGGTCGCCGTCAACGCACCGACCGCGTCAGCGGAGACACCAGCAACGTGTGTCGGCACGTTCTGGGAGGCGAAGACGTTGAATCCGAATTTCGTGCCGATCGTCCCGCGCAACTGCGTGTTCACGCCGACGTCGCCAGCGCCGGACGCCTGCGAGAAGGCTGGCAGGGCGAGAAATTCCGATTCCAACTGCGGATCGACGCCGAGGAACAGATCGTTCTCGTCCATCGGGACGCCGTTCGAAAACAGCACCTTGCGCGCGGCGGTGATGTCCGAAACAGCCGCCGGAGCGGTCGTATCGACGAACCACGGAATGTCTTCCGCGAGACCGAACAGCCGCGTATCGACGTCCAGCGCCAGCGCGCGTGCGGCCGGAACAATGTGATCGTTGATGATGCGTTCGCCGCTGAAGGTGAGTTCTTTGTCCGTCAGGAAGAATTTCACTTCCTTCCAGAACGCCAGCGTCATGCTGGTCTGTCCCGGTGCGATGTCCTGCGCCGTCGAAGGTGCATCCTGAGCAACAAACGTCGAGGGTTTGTTGATCATGATCGTGGATCCGCGCTCCTGCGGGGTCCGATCAAACCCACGATAGACGCGAGCGGCCATGCCGAGCGCCTTCTTGAGTTGGATGATGCCTTCCTGTGCGTAGAACAGGGGATCGTATAGGCCAAGGGCGTTTGCCATGCCACCTACTCCAATGAAACGAGAACTAAAGTTCCGTCACATTCCAGCAGGCGTCTCGCCCTTTGTAGCGTCGGCAACCAACGTGACCGTCTCGACCTCGTCGGTTGCCGCGCCCTAGCGGAAGGACAACAGCTGATAGGTATCTTAATCTACAATCTCTAATGTTTGTCCAGATTTTTTCGCCGCTTCCTTTGCCGCCTGATACTTCGTCGTATCGCGAGCATCTTCGCGTTTGATCTTGTAAACCTTCCCGCCGGTCAAACGCGGATCGTTCCGCGCGCCACCGCCGTTCGAATCCTTCACCCAGCCCGGACGCTCAGCGGTCGCATCCGACAACCATTCCGCGATTGGTTTCGGTTCCTGCGGATTCTTGCCCCACAGAATTTCGTCCTTTGTTCCCGGCTTGATCGGGATCGGTTTGCCGTCCTTAATGTGATAGACCTGCCGTGCGCGTAGGACCGCATCCTCGATCGCCCAGTCGTAGAGACCCAGCTTCGCGGCCTCGGACCGGACTTCGTTGACGATCATCAGTTCCTCAAGCTTCTCGGTCAGCGACTGTTTCTCACCGCCGAGATCGTTGATCTTCTTTTCGAAGCCTTTCTTCTGGTTCTCGAAGTCGGTTCGCATCGACTGCGTCCGATGTTCGACCGCCTCTTCGAATGGTTTCTTGAATTTCTCCGGAATGTCGCCCAGCTTCTCAGCGTCTTCGATTTCCTTGATCCGTTTCAGCGCCTCGCGCGCCTTCGCCGGATCCAGATCGCCAACCTTGTCGCGCAGTTCGTTCAGTTCGCGTTCGCGTTCAGCCTTCGCGCCGCGTTCCTTGTCCAGCGCCGATTTGAGACCGCGCGCCGCTGAATGATCTTCGAAGCCTTCCATGTCCAGCACGAACCGATCGCCCTCGGACTTGTAGAACGGCTTCAGCGCCCCATCCAGCCCTTCGTAATCGGTCTTCGGCAATACTGCTTTCAAAGCCATGTCGGAATTCTCCTATCGTCGTCGGGTTGTGTGAGTGAGGACCAGCGTGCAGCGGCATCTGGGATGCGCTGGTGGTCCAGCGAGCGAGCCTTCGAAGACGTCATCGATTAAGACCGACGCGCCCTGTAATCCTTCACATTGCGGACAGCGACGCTCATCGTCAGCCGTCAGCCATTCCTTTTCGGTTGTCTCCGCGATCAAGCCTTTGTCCTGCGCGCCCTTCCATGCTTCCAGCTGCCCATCGACCGACGATCGGATCGTTTCCGTTCTCGCGATCGTCAGCGCGCGGTTGTTCAGCGATCGGCGTGCGTATTGAAACGCGGCCTTGTCAGCCGCTGCTTTCGTTGCGCCAGCTTCGCGAAGACTGTTCCGGTAGTTGATTACGGCTCCGGCCTGCCGTGACGTGAGACCGACTACCTGACGAATCTGTTTTGCGGCCTCGCGTGGTGCGGTCCCGTCGCGGATCGCGGACGCAATCATTTGCTGGACCGACGAGCGTGTCTCCGACGTGATTTCGCGAATCAGGAACGACGATCGCAACCGCGCCGCTTCGATCGCTTCCGGTCTGACCATATCGAATCGCGCCGTGAGACCAAGGCGCGTCGCCAGTTTGCGCTCTTCCGATTGCGCGGTCTTTTCCCAGACCGTATGCAGTGTCGCGCCGACCGATTTGTCTAGCTGTTCGTTGAAGGTCTTGAACGCATCGACGGCTGTCTTTGGCATCCCGCGCCGCCGAACGGCGTCGTCGAGCACCGCGATCGAAATGCGACCTTGGAGTCTGGTCACGGCGTCCATGAACTGCTTCCGCATCGTTGGTGCAAGTCGGTCGGCTACCCAGTAGATCGGATGCGCTGGCATAGCCTATCGATGTTTTTGATGGTATCGAGCGACAGCCAGCAAGAACATTTCTCGTTCAGTGAACGAGATTTTTGTATAGCCGTCGCGTTTGGCGATTTCCGTTTCTCCTAACATGATCTGGCTTCCGCCGCCCCAGATCGCTAAACCGTTTAAGGCGGTCACTTCGTAGGGCGCAGAATCAAAAGACAAACGCGATTGGCCTCGCGAACCTTCAGGGATGCGGTCGCATAGGTGGAGCGTTCCCGATCCGTCTTCACGAACTTCAACGTATGCAACGTTTGCGTCGATCGCCATTATGGTTTGCACACCAATTGTGCCGCGAGACCCGCCCCGGCGCCAGCTGCGATATCTGTCCAATAGTGTCGATTCGCTGCCGCGCGACCGTAGCCGGTTCCGATCGCCAGCGGGATCCCGATTTCCCATTTCCAGCCAGACGAGACGAACGCCCACGCCGTATGGCCGCTGTAGAACGATCGGTTGTCGCTGCCATCAGGACGTTCGCGATGCACGAGAGACTTCGTCAGATGCGACGCGCCGCTGGTAATCGCGTAACGCGACAGCGTGCAGAGCACCGCATGTTTCTTGGTCGTCGTGGGATGTTTCAGCGCGTGTAGGGAATCGAAAAAGACGTTCGTTGAAACCGTCGCCCACGAAATGTTATTGGCGAGATTCCTATGCTCCGGTGGCCACGCAGACGGATTGTCCTGCGCGAACACCGGCGCTGAGACCAGCAAGGCCAGCAAGACCAGCGCGATCGTCGTCGTCGTAAGTTTGGTCATGATGTTTGGAGTGACTGAATCGCCAGCTTGATAATTTCGAACGATTGGCGTGCGTCGTGTTCGGTCGAGAATCCTGACTGGCTCATGATGGGTGACTGGCCGTAGTAAAGCACCCACGACCATGTTTTCGTTCTTGGCGTCATTCTATATTCAACATGCGCCATTTAGTTGTTTAGTTCTGGGATCGGATCCCCTTGGTTGTCGTTGCCGACTTGCGCTTGTGCAATCTCCAGAGCCTTTTGAGCGGCCTCTTCGGATTCAGCGTCGATTCTGGCTTTCTCGTCTTCAAGCGTGGTTCCCGGCGGATAGATGCCTCCATCCTGCAAAGCCGCGAAGAACGTTTCGTAGCTGATAGCGTTCGCCTGCCACGCCAGCATCAGTTTCGACAGTTCGTCCGGCGTCATCTTCACTGGGTAGAAATCGGTCGAGAGTCCAACGGTCGGATCCTTGTCTATCTCCGTATCCTGCGTCAGCCACCACGACATCCACTGGACCACCCGCGACAGCGCCTGTCCGCACGACATCGCGATAGTCAACAGCGACGCGTGCTCGCCAGAATGACGAATCAGGACTTCCGTCGCCGTCGCTGGTTGTAGGCCGGTCTCGTCTAGCAACCGACCACCAAGCGACGCCATCATGAGGCGCTTGGCCTTCTCGTTCTCGCGCAACGCACCGAGACCTTGTCCGGTGAATTCCAGATAGCTGGCCTTCGCGTTCGGATCCTGCAACTTGATCGCGCGCGACGATCCGATATAGACCGGCGTATCGTCGGAGACGCCTGAGAGAACCGGTGTGGGAAGCGCCGTCCAGTGCGAACCCCATTCCAGATCGGCCATCGTCAGATAGTGCGAGAGGTTCATATCCGTCAGCGCCATGAGCGGCGGATCCGAGATTTCCCAGATCACGCCCTCCGGACCCACGCACGTAAACGGAATGAACGTCAGCGGCTCGCCGCGTCTGGTTGGAATCAGCGTCGGACCTTCGATATATTCGCCCTTCTTGGTAGGCGATTCGCTCCACAGCGTCTGTGTGTAGATTCCCGCGACCAGTTCCAGCACGCGAAACCGATCGACGACCTTATCCACGAACCGATCGTCGGTAGCCTCCGCGTCGGTCTCTTTCAGAACCACCATCGTCGGCACCTTCTCGCCGTCGATCACGGCGGTGCGCCAGTTGATGATCTGCTCCGCTCGATAGGCCACCACATACGGTCTCGGATTCGCAGACGGTTCCTGCGGCAGATCGACCAGCACGCCATAGCGACCGGGATGCACCACCTGACCAACCATATCGCGAGCGAACTGCTCCAGCGTCTGACCAGCCATCGTGATATCGGTGAATAGCTCCTCGATTGGCTTCGGGATCTTCTCCAGCGACATCGGCTTCATGAATACCGCGCCGGTCAGCGCCGTGACCGTCGGCGCAACCGCGTTGAAGAAAATCGCATGGAAGAGATATGAATCGTAGGCGGCTTTCTGTTCAGGCGTGATTTCCTGACCGCCGAGCACTGGCAGGTATGTTTCTCGTTTCGATTTGACCGCGTCCGCGCCGTCGAACGTATCGCGACACCGTGACCATTTGAGCGTGTATTTCCTGTATTCCTCGTTCGGCGTGTCAACAGGCATGACGATCCTAATTGAAGGGGTTCACGGTTCGACGATACTGCGACCACGCCGCGCGTTCGTAGATTTCACGGTCGTCTGCCGAATTATGCACTATAGACCCGTCCTTGCGGAAGGGAACGCACCAACAATCATCAGACAGGATATGTTGGACCAAATCGTTGTTCGGCACGACATGGTTGCCGTCGTCGCAATAATAGACCAGCCATTCGCTGTCCATTTAGTATCCTGATACAGCCGTGATTTTCACGCCTCCTGCTGCACCGGTCAGATCATTGAACGCGCCAGCTGCTGAATCGGCTTGATCGTCGTGGGCGGCTTTCGGCACCCGAACCATCTCCTCTAACCACTCGAAATTCCACGGACCGCGCAGTAACTTCACTGAACCGGTCTCCGCTTCCGGCGTCTTACACATGGCCGCGAACGGTGCCCAGTTGATGGTCTTCTCGCCGGTCGTCGGCACGCCTGCATAATCGTAACCAGCCAGCATCTGTTTGTGTTGGTTGATCACCGCCTTACCCGATGATCCCGGTTCCTGTTCCTCACGAATCCGGACGAACCCCCACTTCTCGCGATCGGTTTTCGCCGTCTGTTGGATGACGGAATTGACCCCGCCGGAATCCCACTGACCACGAATCACGCTCAAGATCACATACAGCTTGGTCCCGTTCACGTAGGACAGTTCCGCCATGAGCGTGCCGACGGTCCAATCGCCGCCGCCTGCCGTGCCTGCGACGTCCCAGCGACGCACGAATTTCGCACCCATCCAACCGGATGGAACGTGATCGACGACTTCGAACCAATGCCGCTTGAACATCGTCCCGCCGGGTTTGCCGGGACGCTGCTGATACATCGGATCCCACCAGTCGCCCAGCGTGCGTTCAATCTTCATCAACCGTTCGTCTCCGAATCGAGACGGCCAGAGCGGTTCTCCCTGCTTACGATTTTTTTGGTTTTTGATGGCTCGCGCCGGAAGGTCTAACACGGTCCACTGGTCGGCTTGCGGATCCTCGCGCGCAATCTTCAACAGTCGTCCTGCAAGGTCGTCTTCGTGCCAGCGAGTCATCGTCAGGAGAATCGATCCCGGCATCTCAAGGCGGGTGTAGAACGTGGACGTATACCACTGCCACAGATTCTCGCGATAGACCTGACTGTTCGCTTCGGCGGCGTCCTTGATCGGATCGTCAATCAGTCCGTAGGACGCGCCCATTCCGGAGATACCGACGTTGACGCCTGCCGCGCGATAGTAGCCCTGCCCGTTGTTGATTTCCCACAACGGATCGGTCTGTTTGCCGAGGATGCGCGTGTTCGGAAACAGGTTCTCGTAGGCTGGCGTTTCGATGATTCGCTGAACGTCGCGCGACATCATGACGGCCAGATCGTGCGTATAGCTGGCCGCGATGATTTTGGCCGATGGTCGCTTGCCGAAGATGTAGGCTGGAAGGCGTCGAGAAACGAATTCGGACTTGCTGTGTCGCGGCGGCATGAAGATCATCCCGCGCGTGATTTCCCCAGCAACAAACCGGTCGAGAAATTCAGCGATCGATCCGTGATGCCACGACTCTTCGAACCCATGAAACGTATAGCGCGTGAAATCCAGCATTCCGGTCCGCGCCTGCGCTGGCTGGACATGCGCGCTGGCCGCGTTCACGGCTATATGTTGCTGCGCGAGATCGTCTCCGATCTGCTCTAGCCCTCGCAACAATTTGTCGTCGTAGATTTGTGAGACCGGGATGGAATGATCGATCGCGACTTTTCGCGCAGCGCCCATGGTTAAACGTCGATCGTCGTCGGTCGGTCGATCGTTCGCGCCGCTTCCATCGCGTTCCGGAATTCAGACACGATCGCGACAATGATCGACCGATCGGTCACGTTCCGGCGAATGATATCCAGCAGCAACTGAGCCTTCATATCGGCCTGCTCTCGCGTGAGATACAAACTCAGTTCTATCTTACGTCGCCGTTCGGATTCGACCAAATCGCGACGTCGTTCCGTTAGGTCCAACACTTCCCGCCACGCGTCGTCGTTGTCCGTCTGGCCGTAGGACAAATCGCGCAGCGCCTCCAGCGACGCGCGAATCTCGGCACTGTTCGACACGGCCATCGCTGCCACCAGCCGGTCATAGGCATCCTTCACCGCTGACCAGTCCGCGAACGTCTTCGTCCGGCTGACGGCTTCTTCCAATCGAACATCGACCAGCCCGATTTCACCGACCAGCGACAGCAGTTCCGGGTCTTCCAGCGACCGGATGTAGCTGGCCTGATGCGACGGAGCCAGCATCGTGGTCCATCGTCCCGGCATCCGGTGAACGGTCGTCGAAACGCCGCCTTTCCAATTGGGATTCGCCGGACCAATTCGCAGCATGTTCGCGCCGCCATGCTTGCGACACTTCGGCAGTCCGTTCATCGACGGTTTCTTACACTGTGATCCGTCTTTTCGCACCTGCTGACACCGCGCGACCGTTCTTTCGGTCTTCGTGCCCGGATAGATGCGAATGGTCGGTTCTACGTTGATTGGCGATGCGTTTGATTTACGAGCCATTAGCACTACTGGTTTCGAAATCGCTGAAGAATCGGCGCGCGGAGAATCACGTCTAGCCCGTCGGCAATCAGATCCAGCTTATCCGCAACCGCATTCAGTTTCTCGGCCGCTTGCTGCATCTCGCCTGCGACGGCTCGTAATCCGTTCCGCGTCGTTTCGGTCGCCTCGACCACTTTGCGGAACGGCGCAGTCAGATCGTCGAACAATCGTTCAGGTCCAGCCGCGACCGAACGCAGTTGGTTCGCTTCAGGATTGTTCCGCCGCCTCGGTCGTTTTGCCATCGATGTAATCCTTAATGCCGCAATCACAGGGCCATTCGTCGCACGTTTCGTCGATGGGAAGATCGTCCCACTCTGGACACCAATGAGCATATCTTCCGGTCAGCACTTTGCCGCGCCATTTGAGCGAATCCTCGATAAACTCAGCCGATGGAGTTGGCATTAGACCATCTTGCGCAACAATGAACGCGACGAGATATACAACGGGTGCTTCGGCGTCCCATTCATGTTCTGGCCGAGACAGTAGGTCTTGTTCAGTGATTTCAGCCAGTCGGCGATGCCTTTGGCCTTCGGCGTGAGTTTGTTCGCGCCCCACGCAGCGACAATCCGTTCGACCGTGACGGCCATTTCGTTCAAGTGGAACAGATTGTCAGGCCCAACCGGATCGACCGTGGTCGTATACAGCAGTCTCGGATCCGTCGATCGCAACGCGTAGACGTTCCCCATATACAGCCGGTCGTAACCCCACAGCATTGCGAACGAGACGCAGCGACGAATCGTCGGATCGTCCAGCGTTTCGTCAGCCGTGGACGGATTCAGCCCGACGAACATGATCGACCGAGAACCTATGCCGAACTGTCGAGACAGCCAGTAGCGATACGTTCCGCATGGACTGATACACGCGCCGGTCGAGAGGTAAGCCTTCGCCATTTCAATTCGATGCGTTTAGTAAAGCGCAAATCTTGCGCGCAATAGATCGAGTTTCGAGATAGGCAATGGGCGCTCGGATTGTCCAGTCCCAGATTTCCCATTTCAATCCCGGACTACGGCGATCACCGGCCCAATGAATCTTGTAGCGAACCTTCATCAGTGCGCCTCACTGACGATGATTCCGGCTTCGCGGAATATGTTCTTCAATTGCTCTTTGCTGTCGGCCATGAAGACCAAGACCTGCGTCACGTTGCTGAAGCCGCGTCCCGGCGGATTGATGACCAGCGACTGACCGAATTCGGTCTTCATGTAGCCAACGCCGGTCTCGGTCAGACCAACAATCAGGACTTGCCCTGCGCCGTCTTCCCGCTCCGCGTAGGCCCAGACAATATGTTCGTTCTTAATGGTTGCCATCACCACCTGACTCCTCGTCCGTCTGGCCCCCGCGAGTGGGCGTGGGGTGACAAGGCCAGTGCGCTTTCACGAAGGGTCCACCGGGCTCAACCGGCTTGTCGCACCACGGACAAATCGGTAGT